GCCATTGCCGCCAGGAAGCTCGCCCAGTGGCTCTTGAGCGTCACTTCAAACGAGTCGCCCCACGTGCCCACTACCTGTTGAGTCATGGCGGTCGTGCCGGGCCGATGGTGCGTGACGACCTTGCTTGTGGGCACGGTCGGCGGCGGGCCGCGCCACTCCTCGAAATTGTACACGTCGATGCCGAATGCACTCATTACTCAGCGACCCCCGACGCAGATGCTCGCTGCACAGCCTTGTTTGCTAACTGCATCGCCCCAGGCATGTTTTTTACGGTGTCCCACAAGCGGCTTGCGACAGCTCCGAACGTGCTTGTGGATTTCGTCAAGTCGTCTATTGCCTGCCTGGTTTCCTGTGTGCCGATCCCGCGCGCCGCAGCCGACTTCGCATACAGTTCGTCGCCGAGAACAAACCTTGCGACATCGTCTACCCTTCGCTCAGAGGCAACATCCAGGCTTGTTCCGCCTCGTCGCCGCACCTCCTGCTCTCGCTCCTGCCGCAGTGTTTCGACAAGGTTTGCCAGCGAAGCCTCTCTTGATCCTGCTAGTTCCGCACTCGCCTGCGCCCTCTGCCGCAACTGTGCGGCCCTTGACTCAGGAATTACGCTGGCGGCCATTGCTAACTTCTGGTCAATCGCGCTCGTCTCTACGGCATTGTTGATATTGTCCAGATTGTCGGTGAACCTGTCGGCATTTTGTGACAGCAATCGATACGCATCAATCGCCTCTTGGCGGCTGCCCAATATACTCCGAATGTCTTGCCCGCCCGCGATCATCTTGTCGATCTCGCCGACATACCCTTGTATTGACAGCCCCGCAGGCAGCTGCCCTTTCGCGATGCCCTCCTTCTCGATTTGCTTCAGGAGCGACTGCACACGAGTACCCGCCTCGGGAGCCGATCCAAACGTCTTGGCAATAGTCGCGACGGATGCCAGCAGCTCTTCGTCGCTGATGCCCAATGCGGCCGCCTGAGCACCGCTTTGCGCCGACGCCTGGACGATTTCCTCTGCTCGGGCCGGTGCACCAAGAGATGCGCCAAACGCCTTCGATACAATATCCTGAAACTTTCCTGTCTCCGCTTCTCCAAGTGCGCTTGTCAATGCCGCGGCAGCGTTTACGAGGTCCGTTGCATTGCCCACTAGGCCGGTACTCTGCAGCGACGATACCGTTTCGCGCTGTTTTCCGAGGCCTGCTGATTCAAGCGCAAATTGCAGCTTATACGCTTCCTCTTCTGTTTTGGCTCCACCCTCTGCGTATGTCTTTCTTGCTGCTGCCACCATCCGCCGATAGTCAGCCGGCGTGGCGGCCAGTTGAGCCAGTTCTCCAATGCTGCCTGCCGCCGTCCTCTGCTTTTCGGCCAGCTCGTCACTGATCCGCTGCGCCTCTTTCATGCGGCCGATAAATTCCGTGGCAGCCGCTGAAATGCCAAACAGGCCTGCCGCGTAATTCGCCAGTTGGCCCGCAGCTCTCGGCCCAAACGCCTGCTCTTGCTCCTTGCCGGCTTGCTTGCCGGACTGCTGCACCTTTTTGTTGCCGCGGTCCAGCTTGTTCTGCTGTTCGATGATCCGCTGCATACCACGATACAGCTTAGCCTCATCGGATGACATTTCTACGACGACTTGGGCCATTGTGTCACCTTGTGTAGCTGCATCTCGTACGCTTTGCAGTCAGCAATCGTCGGACTATATCCCACCACGTAGGGTTTTTTCCAAAACTGCCACCAATGCGGCATAATGATCAACGGCTGCCAACCCGCGTCCACCTGCCTCGCCCAAATCAGAAACTCCCGCCATCGTCTACCGGATCGGCAGAAGTAGACGCCATCTGTTTTTTTTTGAACCACGACACAAAAGTGTCTACATCCAACAGCGCCTGCAAAATGCAACGACGAAATTCCATGTTGTATATTCCAAGCAAATCTAACTCCGCTGGGCCTATACGATAATTGACTTGTAACGCCAGTATTGCCACTTGGTCCTCATCGAATTTTGCCGTTTGCCCGTTTGCGACTTCGAAGATCCGTTGTTCGTATTGCGTGGCTAAATCCCACAACCTGGTGTATCGCGGTGTTGGCCCCCCAGGTAGCCACAACCCGGCATCATTTAGGACTAACCTCTGAGGTAGATTGCAGGACCACAAGGCGTCCCCGTTTATTTCGTGCCAGCGCTTTGCCATCGGAGCCAGCCATCGCGATCCGTCGTCGGCCGTAATCCACTGGCCGGTTATTTGCTCCGCTCTTGCCAGACGCTGCGGGTCCAGCGCGTCGTCTGTGTACATGCCCACCCACACGTCGTTGCCTGGCAATTGCCGCCAGGTCTGCTTGGCGGGCCAGTAGCCAAGCCGCCCGTCCTCGTTGCCGCCCTCTACGACTGTAACGCCCCGCTGTCCATCCGGGCCATTGTCACTGCCGCGGTGCGTATATCGCGTCAATGCGTAAGTCAAGCCGGCTTCGGCGACTTGCTCCGACGAAGGCTTCGACCTCAAACCTGGAAACCAATACTGGAACATGCTAGGTAATCGCCGATGAGGTGTCGACTACAATTGGATCGTTGCTGCTGGCGTCCTCGATGCACGTAATCACAAGGCTTGTGTCGCTGAACCGCTGCGCCTCTCCACTAAAGGCCTGCTGCACGGTCGCAATGCCGGCGGCCGTGAACTTGATATGCTCCTCCGTGCCGTCTGCCACGAAGCCGCTGCCGTCAGTTGACCTCTTTCGCAGGTAAATAATCGTGTTTGCCTGCGTGCACGCCAGGCCATCAATTGGGATATTCGTCGCCGAAAACCACGTAGGATCAATGCCGGTCAACGTGATCGTAGGCGCATGCGTTCGTACCTCGACGTAGGCGTCGTACACATCGCTTTGCACGCCTCGTGTTTCGACGGTATTTCCTAGGTCGATATCAAGTCGCGTGTAGTTAGACAGCGTCTTGTTGCCGACTTTGCAACTGCCGAGCGTCCAACGCAGGCCGTCACCGGTGATGGTTGGCAATGTGGCAGCGTCGCTGATTACGATGGCGTCGTTTCCCGTTTCCTTTGCCACGACAACATCAACGCTCAGGGTTGCGTGCCCTTGATGGTCGCATGTGATCCTGCGAGGCACGACGACGCCGGCGCTGATTTTTAGCGACCGGTCCGTGTTGCCGCTGGTAGACACGCCGTCCGCGTCGAACTTCTCAAGGTAAAACGTAACGCCCGGCTCGGTGGACGTCACGATCCCAAGTGCCTTTAGCCCGATGGCGTCGATGGCGGTCGGCAGCGCCAGTGTCGTAAAGTTGCCGGCCACTTTCTGTGCCACCAGAGAGACGACTTGCGGTTGCAGGTCGCCTGCCGTGATAATCGCGTCAAGCTCCGGCGCGTTATCGAGGCCCGCCGACATGCAATCCGGAATGATTACCTCAGAATCCACGCCGAACGCATCTACGTCAATTTCCACCGAGTGTAGCTTGTGCATTATGCCCTCACGGTATTCTCTGTTTTGTCCGCGTCAATGCGCTTGTTAAGTCCGGCATCGTACACGCTGCCCACCATGGCCGGCTCTTCCGGCGTTAGTCGGCGAAATTCATCTGCCATGCGAATCTGGCTGTGCGGATTACGGAAGTTAAACTTTCTCGCGCCCGCATAGGCTAGACGGACGTGGTAATTCGTGCGGCTTTGCGTTGAGGCAGTGATTGATACGGACCGCACCATTCGCCGCGTTTCCCCACTGAACTCAAGCGGCCTGCGGTGTCCCCATCGTCTTAACTTGCGGCCTGTGTAGCTCCTGAAAAACTCGGCTCTCGAAAGACCAGTCTCTTCGCCTTTTCGCGGCAAATAGCCCGCCTTGCGGCCATGTGCGACACTGAACCGCAAATCGCGACGGTTTGCGTGCCACCATTTTCCTGCCTCTACCCATGATGCTTTTGCCGCTTTGTTGTAAGCGGCTCGCATGCGCCTCGGAACAGCCCCGCGTTCACGCACGGTTATCGTTCGTATCATGCGGTCACTCCCCAGGCAATCGCCAGTTCCGCCATCTGTGCATCACCGAGCGTTGCCACGTCTCGCGGCGTGGTTCTAACCGGCCCACTAACCGCGATTTCCCTGATGGCCATCGCCGTCGTTGCAGCTAGTTCATCCACGATATCGCCGACGGTGTTTTTGAAAAGCCGATCCACCTCGGCGTGGTCGTGCCGCACCGACTCTTGTACGTTCGCCTCCAGCCTTGCAACGAGATTGCCGAACGCCGTACGCCCTGATGGCGCCGCGTCGCGCCGCACGGTAAACCCGCTCGTCTCCGCGGTCCATATCTGCGCAAACGGTCGCCTGGCTTTTAGTGCCTCCACTGTATATGTGTCGCTCCACAGCTCTTCCGGTGGCAATGCCTCGAGGTAGATGTGCTCCGCAGCGGCCGCCGCGGTCGTTGCACCGACCCACGATTTGAACGCCGCCAGGCCCGACAGGGTTGTCTTGAGCAGTTCCTCGGTGGTCGTTATCGAGCCTGATGCGGTGGTTGTCATTGTCGCCGGTACCCTGGCCGTGTGTGCTCGACGAGTTCGTGGCGGATTAGTTCAAGGACGATGTGCGATGAGTTTTGCAGGACGGTCCGCTCAATCGCCCAGTCGACGCTGGAGATGACGAACTTTCCATTCTGGTTGACTTCGCTCAAATCACTTACAGACAACCTAACGTTCATCTTGCGGACGCGTGTCGCGATCCCGAGCCGCCCCTGCAAGTCCGTGAATTCTGCCGACAAGGTCGCGCTGACTGCCGTCTCTTCGCCGTCCGGTGAGACGTAGGTGATACTAATTGGCGTAAACACCTCATCCAGCATAGACTCAATCGTCGCGAAGTCGGCGTCTGTCGTCATGGCACCATTCACAAGATGGCCGACCGGCTGCGGTACCGGCCGGCCGCTGAGGCAGAGAAGCGTCGCTGTGGTATTACGACGTCAGATCAGTGGAGCGCACTCGTAAAAACTCCACCCGAACATCCGCCGTCGTGTCGTTGCTGGTTTTTTCCAAATGCACGATCGGCTTCAGAGGACCGGTCGCCGCATCTAGCTTAAACGTGGTGTTGGGTAGCACGTTCACGCCGTTGATGTACATCTGGATGTCGTCGATGTCACGGCAGTCAATCCAGTATTCCGCATAGGTGTCGTCCACTGCATCGACCGTCGTGTCGGTCGCGTTGACCTCGGTCGTGCCATCGTCCGACTCCGCCAGCACCGACAACGCCGAGCCATCCAGGTGGAACACGCACGCTTCTGTAACGCTGTCGAAATCAGTCGCGTGGGTGCCATTTGCAAGCCCAAAGTTAATGTCGAGTGCCGCATCGTCCCCAATGTCGTAAATGGCAATTTTGCCCTCAAAAATCGGACCGTCAGCACACGGAACGGTGTCGACGGAATACAGCGCCGCCATGGCGACTTCCGCCACGGCATCAAACGCCAGCTTCAGTTCCGGGCCGCCCTCTGCCACTAGAGACACGCCAAGGCCATCGGTCGCGCCGTTGGTCCACCGACCCTTGCCGAGCTCGACTGCGTACCTGGGCTCTACGTTCAAATCAACAATGACCTCGGTGTCGCTGGATGCGGCATCCTCGACGATCCGCCCCAGAAAGAAGTCGCCGCTGGCGCATGTGTAATTAGCCTTTTCAGCCGAGCGATCCCAAAACGCCTTACCGCCTGCAAGCAGTACGACACTGGAGGTTTTCAGCACCTTAAATTGTCCAGTCTTGGCGACAGTGATTTTGTCGCCTGACGAAAACGCTGAGGACGCACCGTCGGCTCCAAGCACCACTGAAGCGCGCCCGTCTGCGGTCTGGATAACGTCGCCGTATTCACCGGCTGCTGGCGCTAGGATTTCTTCCGTAACGCAACCGCCGGAATCACTGTAAAGCACAGCCTTCGCTGTTTGTGCCATGATTTGTAGCTCCTAAAACAGAAACAAATACCTATTCACCGGCGGCGCCGGACGCCCGGCGCCGCGTTGCGATTGCGTCATTCATTAACCGGTGCCGGCCGACCAGTGCAGCCCACGCCAGTCGATCGCCTTCGCGCCGATGTCAAGGCTAATATCCCAGCCCACGCCCCACTGACCTTGTGTCAAGTTGAAGGACCGCATTTGCGGAGACCGGCCGGTTCCGCGGCGATAGACGACCTTGACAGTGCGTTGATTCGCGGCCAGATACCAGTACGTAGCCGCGCCAGTGTAGGCGGTGCCGCTGACTGGATCAGAGCATCCCGCTGCACCTACGCGATCATCCACGACAAGCGTGAGATTTTCACCTGCCAACACGTTCTTCGTCATGAAGTTCGTATTTGCTGTGGTGTCTCGCAGTTCGCCGCTGTTAAGCAGCTCCTTGGCGGTCCACTGCAGGTCGACTGGCACGATCAGGAATTTCGGCCTAATGTTCAATACCTTTTCGCCAATGCGAATCTTGCCCATCGCAGTGATGCCGGCCTTCAGTCCAGCCGATCCGAGCACGGCAGTTGTGTAGTTGGCGTGGCCGCCGGCCGTTGTGGTGGCAGTGGCATTGAACAGGTTGCCGGTGTCCGTCATCGCAGCATTGGCCAGCAAGATCGCATACACCAGGTCGGGGCGCACGCGACGCGCGGCCTCTCCCATTTCTCGCGCCATCTGCGTAAGTGCACCGAGCCGGTCGTCAATGATGTCCTGTTCGTCGGCCACAAACTGCTTCGAAAACCGGTAGATCTTGTACTGCTCGTACTCATCCTCGGCGGTCGCGTGCTTTGCAGTCGCACCGCGGGGATGGCGGTCAGGGTACGCTTGTGCGTTGAGCGTGACGTTTTCCTGGGTCAAGAAATTCGGCGCGTCTTCAACCTGGCACCAGCCTGTGGTGTCAGGCGTTTCGTCCCAGCCTGCCATGAGACTCGCGTACATGTTAGTCGTGAAGACGCGGCTCAGGCTTGTGCCGCTGACCGCCGCACGAATCGCTTCCTCTGGGTTGCTTATGTCACGCCCCGTATCCAAACGCACGCACTCACGCACGAGGTCAATCGCCGACAATTGGCGATACTCGTCACCAAAGTCCGCGTCTCGCTCAGTAATCGCATCGGCTCGCCTGGCATGGCGTCCATCGTGCATTCGCACGCCCACCGGATCCAAGCCGCTGCCGATCAGCATCCCGGCAGCCAGACTGTTAGCCGTGCGCCTTGTTTCGGAACTCCGCGAATGTCCCCCGGGCGGTTGCGAGTCTTGTCGCATCCGCTGGCCGCGCACGGCCTCAAGAAACGCTTGCGACGCACGCGACTCATCCCATCCATCGCGAATGGCCTGGTCAACCACGTCTCGTGGCACATCAGTGCGCGCCAGCTCCTGAATGCGTGCGATACGACTGCGTTCTGCAGCAAGCACGTCATCACCTGACCTACCGTTATCGTCGTCGCCTTCGTCGTGCCCGTCGTCACCCTGGTTGCCAGCGTCGCCTCGCTGTTGCTCCAGCATGATTTCGCACGCGCGTTCGTGCTGTTCGCCCTCGAGGCCCGCCAAAAACTGCCATGCCTCGGCGTCAGTAGCTTCGGCTCTCAAGCCGATCGTTTCGAGGTATTCCCTCAGTTCAGGTCGCATTGTCGGACCTCCGTTATTGGGTTGATCGGCACGCGTTTTCGCCTTTCGATCCGCTCCGATCGGTACCAGTGACGCCTCGCGCAAAACCCATTCTGTCACCACGCGCAGGCGTCGATTTGCCGCAGTGAACTCTCTGCCGCCGACCACAGCCGACTGGCCTTTTTCGATTTCGGTAGATTTCTGAACGCGATAGCCAACCGACACGTCTGTTAGGTGTCCTTGGCTAACTTTGGCCCACGCTCGATCTGCGTCTGGGTCGCCGCTAGTAAAGAACAGTCGCCCAACAATTGCGTAATGGCCGTCTGACTCTTCCGTTGTGAGCGAGCGCACGCTACCCAACACATCGTCAAGCGACCATCGCGAGTGCGCTGCCAGTAGCGGCAATTGCTCAGGCAACTCCACCGCATCCGACAGTAGCACCTCATCTATAGTGTCGCCGGAACGCCAGTCGTACACTTCCACTGCTGAATCCGTTGACAAAACAGCTTCGACAGATCGATCTTCCTCGTTTGCAGTGGATGCACGCACCGACAACGTACGGGTTTCCAGGTCGTGCAAATGGCCGATTACTGTTGCGTCGTCACGAACTTGCCAGTCGTTCATAATCAATCCTCGTCACCGCTATCAATCGTCTCGTATTGCGTGACCGCAGCAGCCTCAACGCCAGACATCCATGCCGGCAATGGCAGCCCTGCTGCCTCAAAAGCCTCTCGCTCTCGTCGCATTTCCTCGATGTGAGCACGTAGCGTTTTTTTGCGGTTTGTTAGGATGTCTGTCAGCGTGAGGGTTTGTGACTGCAGTCCGATTTGATTCGCCTGTTGCGTCTTTACCGGTTCAACGTCGTCCAGTTGGGGCCATGTCCATTGGTATTCCACGACGCGTGGGCGACGCCGCAGCTCCGAAAAATAGAACCTGGCTTCCCTTTCGACCTCGTCAACCAATCGGTTTAGCGTGCCTGCCGACTTTGCGGATCCGGACAGCCACGCCTGCAAGCAGCCGCACGCGCGCCGGTAGGTCGTCATGTCCAGCCTGGCGGAGGCCCACGAGTGCTTTGATGCATCCAAACGCACCAGCATACGCGGCATTCCCGCAGGCCTGCCCATCTCGATTTGCCGCTCTGCCCTGTAGTCTGGGTACTGCACTGGCGGTTGTGCGGCCGGCAAATTCACAGGCTTCCATCGCGGCGGGGCCATCTTGATCGTGCGGCGCTCAATCTCAGCGGACTCTGGAGCCGTCCACACCGGTGCATCTTCGGCGTCTGTGTATAGCAGCGTTGCTTGATCAGCCATCAAGCGTGCCGCATCTTGCACCTGGTCGTCGTAATCACGCAGGTCCGCAGCGACAGGCAGTGCGGTTGTTGCCAGTGGAATCCCGCGAGCTTGATCCTCCTCGTCCACCAGGAACTCGTGCACGATCAAATCCGCCGGATATGGTGTCGCCTGGTATCCTGTGGCGCCGGTGCCCATCGCCGGCTGGTCTTGTATATAATAGGTGGCCGGCCGATCTAACCGGTCAAATCGTATGCCCATTACCACGTTGGCGTCTGATGCCAGGCCGGCCGGCGTTGCAAGTCGCCTGGGGTGCGTCGGTAGCAACCGCATTTTGATCGGGCCGTCACTGTCGTCCACTGTCGCGATGCGAGCAAGAAATTCACCGCATCGCCACAAATTGCGTATCCACACCTTCAATAGCGCCGCACCGCTCACGTTCTGTCTTTGCGTAGGAGCTGCAAACCACTCCTGCCATACCGATTCGAGCGTGTCGTTGTATTGCTCGTCGTCGCTTTGCACTTGCAATGTCGGCCCGTCTTGCCCGACTATGTCGTCTGCGTGCGTGCCAATCATGCCCAGCAGCACGCCATTTTGCCGCGATTCGTAAATGGCTCTGGATCGCAGCGTTGCGAGATGCTCTAGCAGCCAAGCATTGACCGACTCATCCATGTCGGCGTATGTCCAATGCGACGAATTCAGCCGCGTCGTCTCCGCCGCCTCCCAATGCCGCGTGGATGACATCCAGTTTGGCAGAGAGTCGTAGACTCTTGTGACTGTAGCTGGCTCACCTGCCATTACGTTGCTCGTTTATAAGTGACGGTCGTCGTTTGCCATGGACCGGCCGTTGATCCAGCAGCTGCTGAGGCCGTTTGCATTCGCCTGCAAAACGATTGCTGGCTGGAGACCCACTGTGCGTCGAGCTCGATTTCCTGGCGGCCACCGCCTCCAGTTGAGCGGCTCATTTTGACGGGGCTGGTCGCGATTCGAATAGCGATTTTGCTGAGCGTCGCTGCCGCCACACCCCAGTTTTCTGCGTCGACCGCAGCGGCATACGAGTCGTATAGGGTTTCGAGGTCCGCAATGCTCATAGAAAAAGGCCACGCAGAGGATGCAGGCCCCTGCATGGCCCATGTCAGAAAATCACCGACTTGCCCGTAGGCATCAACTGTTGGTATAGCGGTTTACATGCCTGTGTGTAAATGCATACTTTTACAGATCTGTAACATTGCTCAAAACTTTTTTTCGGTTTGGTAGTTGTGGCCGCACGCCTTGCATTTCCGGTACTGCACCGTTTTTCGAGTGCTTCGAACCAAACCCCTGCCGCCACACTTCGGACAATTCAGCGGCGATTTCTTTTCGACGCTGTGCGGCTCCTCTCGCGTGCTGACCACCGGTACGCTCTGTGTGTCTACTGGGGGCAATGCTGTTTGCGCTGTCGCACCGGCAGCGGCAGTAATCGTAAATACCGCGAAGCATGCCGCGCACCTCGCCTTTCCCTGCCCCCCCCACCATGTTCCGCTTTCTTTCGGAGGCTTTTTCACCACCACGCATTCCAGGCAGCCGCACCTGGGGCACTCCGCGACGATTCGTGGACGCAATCCGATCCAGTCACCCATGTCGCACCTCTGACGCCGCGTAGTTGTTTATCGCAAACGATTTGAATCCGTAGTCGCCGTGATGCACAACTCGCACCTTTCTCGTCGCAAACACTCTGGCTCCGTTTTCCCATGCCTGCCGACTGAAATACCAGTCTTCCGGTAGGCACTCCGCGTCTCCATCAACAATGCGAGTTTCTATTTCGAATCGCACGCGATGGACCCACGGTTTCGATAGCTTGACCAGCAGGCACCCAGTGTTCACGAGAAGAGGCTTTTCTGGCGTGTCGATGTCTGCCGAGCAGAACGTTTCGGGTAGCTGTGATACCTGCTGCAACGTGAGTCGTTTTCGGTGCCACTTGTTCTGCACTTCGCCTATTGCCGTGGACGTCACGCCAGCGCCTAGCTCCTTGATTGGTATGACGGTTCCCAGCACATCCGCACGGCATCGCGCCATTTCGCCGAGCATTGTATCGATCCAATCGACATCCACCGGCTCGACGTCGCCGTGCAGCATCAAGAAGTAATCATAGCCACCAGCTAAAGCAACAAGCCATTGCTTGTTAAATCCGTAGGCCAGCAGGCTTGACTGCGACACAAACCTGTTAACCTCCACGTCACGGCTGCCACTGAGAAAGAACCTCTGGGCCGTGCCAACATCCACCTGCCTGCCATAGAGCGGCAAGCAGAGCGCGAGCTTTTTGCTTGATGTCATTTCGCCTCCGCGATTACGTCTGGCGCAACGCGCGAATCCAGTTGCGGAAACACAACTTTCCACGGCTTGGCGACTTCGCAAAACGCCAATATCCGCTTTACGCCATGCGTGCTATTCAAATTGTTCATATCAAACACTTCAAACTGTCCGTACACTGCCAGTCGTAAAGCCTCAGCGTAATACTCGTCCCAGTACCGCCCGACAGCATCTGCAAGCGACAACTCGCCCGGAAAACTGGGGAATGCATCATCCCAGTAGTTGCGGCGCCCACTTGCCTGGAACCAGTTCGCGTGCGCGGCGGTCGCGTGCATGTGCCGCACAAAACTGGCGATCGTCTGCTCGCGTTGGCGCACGAGGCAGGCAAATTTCACCTGTGGGTGTGTGTCCCAAATCTGCTGGACGTATTTCAGGTAATAGAACCCAACATCGCCAAACAATGCCGTCGGTGGAATTGCTGAAAAGTGCCGGAGTGGGTCAGTTTCATTGTGCCACCGCAAATAGGGAGCCCGTTCGTGCCTCACGTCCGCTCGGTGCTGCGAGTTTAGCAAATACGCCAAACTGTGCGTGCCACACCGACCCGTGCCCAAACCCACCACCAACTGTGTCACCGCCGCCTCCCCTGCTTGGCTTGCGCCGCAAACCACCCAGTGGGCTTTGGCTGCCGACGCTCCTTCAGCATCGCGACCACAAAATCAGCCGCGGCGAGCGTCAGATAGCCGGCGTCCAGGTAGTGGTTGTTCCGACGCTCACGATGCCAGACGGTTGTTTCACCCCGTCCAGGAATCCACTCCTCTCGCTGGACTTCGGCCGTGATCTGGCTGACGTATTCCAAGTGCTCGTCGTGCCGAGGTGACTCGTAGAGCGTCAACCTGTTTGGCTCGTTGTTCGGGATTGCCAATCGCTGGTGCAACTGGCTCTTCCAGTAGTCGCTATTGACGTGCACCAGAATCACGCCCTCGGATCTCTGCCAACGGAAATCGTACTCTCGCCCTATGTGCCTCACCTCGCTCGTGCGCCGCTTTGGCGCGATATAGCGAGTTGCCCCGCGTTGCCGCTCGCCAAATCCTTTGGTTGGCCGGTAGATCTCTTGTCCCGGTGGCAGGCCTTTGTTTGCTGCCCGGCAAAACTCGTACACAGCAACCTTGTGCTCGTGATAGCCGCTATCGATCCACACCTGGTCTGGCGGATAAACCGCTCCTGAAGCGCTGCGCCATGCATTTGCGAAGTGGCCGCGAAGGGACGACAAGGCATCGACAAGCCCGCGGAGGGTGCCGATTTCCTTGGCTCGTGTCGGCTGTTCGCCGTAATCGATCACCACGGCGGATCCACTGTTTAGTGTCGCGACGGCATGCCAATGCAGTCGATATTTGCCGGTATCAACTCCAACGGTTACAGCAACAACGTCGTCCGGGACCGTCGCTCGTGTGCAGGCATCCGTTCGTCTCAGCAGCTCCTTCGGGTCGAGCGTAATCAGGTCGATTTCCGGCGGCACGTACGGCAGGCACCACACGAACTGTCGCTGTTTTTTCTCGGCGTTTTCTTGGTCGTGGCTGATCCTCGCCCGCCATTCCTCGGCACCCAGCTCGGCCGCCGTGGTGAACGGGTTATCGATCGCGGACCAACGGAACCCAAGTGTTTTGGTCTTCGGTTGCTCACCCACAATGCGGCCGTTCTTGAATGCTCGTTGGCCACTGTGGACCAGCACAGCTCGCTCTGCAGCTGCGATTCGCTGCTCTTCCGTCCATGCCTTGCCGCATGACGGACACGACCAGGTTGCTTTATCGGCGGCTTCCAGTTCGCTCTCGGCGTCCTGCCAGTCAATTAGGTGTTCGCG